TAGATGTTCATAAGCTTTTTCAAGTTCTTCTACAGATTTATACTTACCAGCTAACATACGTTCCTGGTCAGTCTTCATACTATCGTCAACTTTACCTTCGTGTTCGTCAACTTTAGCAATCATCTCTTGTTCGTGCTGAGCTTGTTGCTCCTCAGGACTTAAGATTGGTTCTTGTGTATTTTGAGTTTCTTCCATATAATCCTCCATTATCTCTCATTATTGTGGCATCATTTGTTGTCCAGCAGCCATACCAACTTCTTCACCAGCAGCTTTACCACCACTTACTGCAGCAGCGTCTCCACCAGCCTGTACCATTTGTTGCATCATAGCTTGTTGCTGTTCCATCATAATCTGCTCTTGTGTCTTAATTAGACCAGAAGTTTCAATACCAAGTGATGTACCAATCTGCTCAATAACTGCATCAACATTAGTATACTGAGCAAATATCTCAGGACCTAATAGTTGTTGTAATGTTTGAGAGAATTGTACAAGCTTGTTATAATCGTGTCCACGACCTAGAGCTTCAACACCTGTTACAATAACTGGTTCAACTAAATCCTCAGGGAACTTAATCTTACTTGTTTGCATAAGAAGTTTAATAAGAGGTAATTGTAACTCTTGTGTAAGAATACTATAGATACCACCAAGAGCATCTTCCAACTCTCCTGCCATTAATCTTACTTCTTCTGCTGTAACACGTTCAGCATCACGTCTAGCACTTTCATTTAATAAGAATGCTGATGCTAGTCTACGCTGAATATCATTCATTGTTTGATAAGCAATATTTAAATCGTGAGATTTATCCATCTGTAATGTAGATACATCTCCAGCACGCCCTTTGATAATTGAACCACTATCTGCTTTAGCAACTGTTGAGATATTTGTGCTACCTACTGGGTCAACAAAGAATAATACCTTTGATGCTGCAGCAGAAGCTTCAATAATACTCATTGATAATGCTTCAAGTGAACGTAAATCGCCTATGTATTGCTCAACTAAACCACGACCATAATCCTCACCTTGGATTGCTGTCCAACGTAATGGAAGGTATGGTAACTTATCTTTTGCAAATGTTCCTCGTGTTCCTGGTACTTCTTGTTCTAGTGCTTCTTGCCAAGCATCCCAAGACTTACCGTTCCACTTAACACAAGTGAACAAATCAATATCTTTATCCTCAGAGCCTTCTGTGGTCATACCTTCTGGTAAGTCATCAGCTCTAACAATTTCTTTGGTAATAATTTCCTTAGGTTTACCCTCAGGATTTCTCTTAATCACATAAGAATTAAGATTAAAAATTCTTGTGACTTTATTCTTGTCACGATATACTAGTGCATTACCTGTAGCAACTAGTAACTTTAAACCTTCAAACATAGGAACACGAATAGCCTCACGTTCCATTTGTGCCATCAGGCCTCTTTCAATATCAGCTAATCTATCTTGTATCTCATTTATTGACCCAGCACGATTTGACTCTAATTCTAGCATTGCCAATTTGTCTGGCATAAATCTAAAGAAAGGTGCGTTAGGTGGGAATAAACTTAAGATTAATTTTGATGCTAGATTATTAACTGCTCTAGCACCTAGAGATTGATAAGGTGTAGGTAGCCTAGTATCTTCTGTGTGAGATACATCTACCAATAATGATGGTATAGTAAGCTCAGCACATTGCTTAGCTCTATCGATGACAGTTGTTCGTTCACTGTCTAGCTTTGTCCAGCGAGTTTTTAAGCTTACTTGTTGTTCCATAATTACTTACCTGTTTGTACTGCCTTTTTAGCTGCTGCTGCTGTAAGAGGAATTTGTAAACGTCTCTTACCCATAGCTTTCTTTCTTACGTCCTCACGAGTACCCGTGTCTTCACCACCAGGTTTGAACATAGCTTCCTCTACAGGTGCTGCTGGTGGAGTTGGAGGCGTAGGTGCAGGGGTCTTTGAACTAAATAAACTACCCATTGTCTTCTCCTTCGTTTGTTAAATTTTTCAAGCGTCTGATTAATTCAATCGCTCCGTGTAACTTTCCCTGTTCGTAAGGAGATAGTTCCTTAGTAATAATTATGTCAGGGTATTCTTCATCTAAGATTCTTATCAAATCTAAACTGTTTTGTGGTAACTTTTCCATAATATAATTGGTCCTAAGAGTCTTTGTTTCGAGTTCGTCAAATCTCTTAGGTGTTCCTATAGCGTAACTTCATTGATTTTTAAAGGGATTTAGCTTATCAATCCAATCCCAAACTTTACCGTAGTCCTTAGAATGTAATCTCCATTTTGTTTTCCATACACGATAATCAAACTTCATTCTTCCACTCCATATTTTCATAAGCCCACTTTCCTGGGTTCTCTTGTTTAATTATATGTTCCTCATTAAATGTATTCCTAGGGTTAACTACATTCTCTGAGTTACCACCAATAGGTGCACCTTCAAGAGGCTTCTTACCTGCAGCTAAATTAACTGCTCTTAATCCAAAATTGTTTGGCATATAAATATCTACCATCCCCACTCTCCTGTCATACCTGCTGCAGAATAATCTGTAACAGTTCCTTCAAAAAAATTCTTAAAACTATCTCCAGCAATAATCCACTCTACCCAAGGGAGAGGGTTATCTTTAACACCATAGTTAGGTTTAAGTCCTAGTTGTATTAAACGTCTATCAGCTAAATGTCTAATGTAATCTTTGACTTCACTTTTTTCAAGACCCTCGACACTTCCCAATTTATAAGCCAAATCGATAACTTTGTCTTCCAAGGTAACGGCAGTTCTGACCATTTCATATATTTCTCTCTTAAGTTCATCCGTAACAACTCGTGGATGTTCATTACAAAATTGCCTAAATAATCTAGACATCCCTTCAACGTGCATACTCTCATCTCTGATACTCCATTCAACTACTTCACACATACCTTTCATCTTACCAAAGCGTTGATAGTTGAGTAACATAGCAAACGCTGAGAACAATGACATACCCTCATTAATACAAGTCTGTGCTAATGCTTTAGCAAGTCCGTGTAATGTTGATGTATCATTATCTTTCATAAACTCAATCTTATCTTTCATCTGTTTGTAGTCTAAGAAAGCTGAGTATTCCTTATCATCAAAACCTAATGTGTCATTAAGTAATGCATAAGCACGTTGGTGTGTACCTTCCCTATTAGCAAATGACATAATCATATTCCTAATCTCGTGATTACGAAACTTAGGTAGATACAAATCACAATAGTTCTGTGCAACCTGTACATCAGACTGTGTAAACAATCTAAGTATTTGTGTGATATGATTCTTTTCTTCTGGTGTAATGCTACCACGTTTCCATTGGTCAACATCTTCCTGAAGTTTTACTTCCCATATACCCCAATGTATTTTCTCGTGTTGCTCTGCAATATCCATAGCCCACTGGTAGTTAAATGGTTTATAAGTTTGTGCCTCATTTAATACACCAATCTCAAGCATCATATTCTCCATTTAGTTGGTCAACCATATTAAGTATATTGGTTAAACAGTCTGCACAAAAGGTTACAGGAAGGATGCCAAAGTAACCTTGTATCCCTCCCTCATCCTCATCATATTTCCAATCACAAATTGAGCAATTTTCTGGTGGCTCTAACCCTGACAACTTAGACATTCATCGTCCTCCTTAAATGTTTCTAATTTAACACGTTCAACTTTTGTACCGATTTGTTCAGCAGTTGCACCACTATTTGTACGAAGATAATATAAACCTTTCAGCTTATCTTTCCAAGCTTTTAGGTGTACACTATTCACATAAGATTTATCAGTACCTGCTGGGAAGAATAGATTAACACTTTGACCCTGACAAATAAATCTCTGTCTTTGACCAGCGTGTTCAACAACCCAGTGTTGGTCTAATTCAAATGCAGTCTTGTACACATCTTTCTCCCAATCTGTTAGGTAATCTAAATGTTGTACACTACCTTCGTGATGAATAATATCTTTCCACTGTTCTTCTAACCAGTCTTTCTCAAAACCTAAGCGTAGTCTATGTTCATTAAGTACACGAGCTAAGTGTCGATTCTTAACCAAGTGCGAACCCACCCTAGTCCTGTGCGTATATGCGTTAGACTTGATTGGCTCAATAGAAGCACTAGTACCACAAATAATGCTGGAATTAGCATTAGGGGCAATAGCAAGTAAATGACTATTCCTTCGCCCACTCTTTCTGCCATCTGGGTATGCTCCACGGTCTTTCGCCAACTTCTTAGTCGCTTCAATAGCTTGCTCCTTAATTTTTGAAAACATTCTTAAGTTCTGTCCAGTTGCCTGAGCAGATTCCCAAGGAATATTCTTAGATTGTAAGTAAGAATGAAAACCCATTGCACCTAAACCTAGTGAGCGTTCTTGATGTGCAGAGTGTGAAGCTCTTGCTAATTCGTGTGGAGCATTGTCAATAAATTCTTGTAGAACATTGTCAAGCATCTCAATTAAATCAGCAACTAATGATGTATCTTTCCACTCATCATATAGTTCTAAGTTAACAGAACTAAGACAGCATACAGCAGTACGGTCAGCACCTGTAGGTAAATGAATTTCGTTACATAAATTTGACCCTTTAATTTCAAGTCCCCTCTCCTTTAACTCCTGTGGTAAATGTCTGTTAGCCTCATCAATAAAGTTGAGGTAAGGTTCACCTGTTCTAAAGCGTACCTCTAAGAGTCTTTGCCATAGTTCTCTCGCATTGATTGTATCACGGACTTCACCGTTACTAGGGTCACGAAGACTCCAAGGCTTATCATCAGCAACACAATCCATAAAGGCGTCA